GTCTTAGGATTAGTAATAGGTATCTCAAACACACGTTCGTGAATATCATCTAGTACTACTAATATATTACCGTCATCTTTTTCTATAGTAAAAATTATCTTATTGACATTAAAAGAGGCTGGATACTCTTTGCCTCCCTCTGTACGAGTGTAAAAAAATTGGTTTGTCATTTTATTGTTGGTTTAATTGTTTTTCTTTCTTTTTGAATTAGTTCAGAATAAAAATATATTGTTATAGGAATAATTGCACTAATTATATTCATTGCTACAAACTTTTGTGTAAAGCCTATTTCAAACCAATAATTCAAAACATTAATACTCCAAGAGACTATACCAAAAAACAATGCTGTATTTTTCCTACCATACATTGTAAACAAATATATACTTGTTTCTAAACTAACTGCAAACACCCAACTCATTATTAATGAATAAGTTTCAGGAGTTGACAAGATATAGAATACATGAGCAGCATGATTTATTTGTGTTAATAAAGCACAAGCAATTGTAATTCTAATTAAGGTTCTTTTGTTCATAAGATTAATTATTATATTCAAAATCAAGAATTTTTCCAACAATATCTGACCTATGGTTTTCTTTTAACTTAATCCATTTAATTTCATCAATCTTCTTAGATAGGTCAATGGCAAAACTAAGTCCGTTATAACTGTCCTTAATGTCCTTTTGTTCGTTATCTCCGTTAACAATAATCTTACCTGTTTTACCAAGTCTAGTTAAAATAGCAAGCATTTCAGCCTTTGTAAGATTTTGTGCTTCTTCAACTACTAATATATCATCAATAGTTTTACCACGAATAAATTGAACAGGATAAGCTACAATGCGTTCATCTTTTACCATAGCTTGAATCTTTATTTTATCAGCACACTTAACGAGGTTTTCTTGGAACGCTTCTAAATAAGGATTAAACTTATCATCCAATGAACCTGGAAGGTATCCCAAAGAATTACCGACTTCTATAGTAGCACGAGTGATGAAGATGTGATTACATTGTTTTTTATTCAAGAAATCTAATGCAGCTAATGCACAAATTAAAGATTTACCAGAACCTGCACGTCCTGTGACAATCACAATTTGATTCTCTATAATTAGTTTTCTAGCTTCTTTTTGTTCCTCGTTAAGATTAACATTGTATTTAATCTCTTGTTTACGTTCACGATTAGGTTCTTTCATACTTTAGTTTTAACAACTCTCGTCTTTTATTAACTTCTTCATACTTATACATATCATTCTCTACAGAAGTATGTTCATCAAGTGTCAAAATTATAATATTTTCTTCATCTAGACAAGCTTCTGGATATTTTTCTTTTGGTAATATGTGATGAAAGTAAGTTGTCACTGGTTCACTTCCTAAGTAAGATCCACTTACTTCAGAATAATGTTTGCGTTTTTTCCAAATTTCTAAGAAGAAGTTTCTCATTGTTTCTATCTTAATTTTCTGCACAAACATGTCACGCTTAGCTGTTATAAGTCCACCACGTTTAGGAGTGATGGGTTTACGCTTGATGTGACTCAAACATAAACCCTTACTCCATATAGGTTTATTACAGTTTTCTACAGAACATAATTTTACCATCTTGTTTTTCTATTAATAGATTAAGATAAGTTTGAGCCTTCTTTAAATCTTCTAGTCCATTCTTACGCTTCCATCTCAGTAAATACTTTAATACATTACCTTCTAGAAAGTCTAATTCATATTCATTAGCTATATCGATTACATCAAACGCATATCCTTTATAATGATCTGGATGTACAGGTCTTTCCATCTGACCTATCTCATCCATTTCTAGTCTATCTTTTAATGTATTACCTTGTAATCTTTCCTCAATTTCCTGTTGATCCATTTGTTTCTATTTATATTAATTAAAAAAGAAGATGGAAGTTACAGTAGCACTCCTGTAACCTCCTCTTCTATAAAATAAACACTTGACTAACCATAAGAAGTCATGACTTTCCTGTAGATCCTTCGTTTAAGCATAGTTTAAGTTGTAACAAATAACATCACCTGTATAATAGGCTGTTTGGACTTTACAACTTAATAGCCTGGTTAGACTTCTCTCCTGATGTGTTTTAAGACCAGGTAGTTTTTTTTCATCTACATCCACACTTAATATCTTAATTTCCTGTGCTTCCGAATCCTTTATCTCCTCTTTCTGTTTCTGATAATTCTTCCACTTGTTTGTATTCAATCAGTGGTATAGGCATAATTACAAGTTGTGCAACACGATCACCTGCATTATATACTATAGCCTGATTTGTTTCTTCGTCATCAAAAGAATCTAACCAATCTAGTTGATTAGTAACATCACCTTCATCAATAACTACACCTATTTTATGATAGATTCTGTTTCCAAGATTTAAATTAAATTTAACTATAATCTCACCTCTATATCCCAGAGGTTGTTATCCTATGAGCTCTTTATCTCATAGTTCTTTATGTTACCATAAAGCTCGGACTATATCTTCACCCTATTATTATAGGAGCAAGGCACTCGTGTCAGTATTACCATCTTCAACGTTACTTGTTAAGACTCGACTGTTAGTCTCTGAACCTTCAAGAGTATTTCTACTCAAGCTTGGCTGCTGATTGTCCTCTTGTCCTATAATAGGAGTAGGAGTTCCCAGCAATTCACCTTGTTTAATGACGCCAGATTGATGTAAAATATTTAAATCAAGTAACTTTTTACTTTTAATTGGATTATTGCTCCATATTATTAGTTCTTCTGTTGTTACTTTACCTGTCGAATGTGCCCACAATGTTGCATTACCAAATTGCTTATGTAACCATCTATGATCTGAGCCATTTAACAACACTAAATTTTCTGGAGTGTTATTATAAATGTTACAATCTCTATGATGTATACAATAACCTTTAGGTACAGTTTTAATATTTAGTATCTTAAAAGCTACATGATGATGTTCTTTCATCCTACCAACTTTTGGATAGTGATGAATCCTATATCCATCACTATCTAATTGAGCTCCTCTGTAGTTAGGATTATTAATGCCCAAGTAATGATTTTTTTTATAAGAAGTTGAACAACTCATTGAGCAAAATATTCCCATTGTTCTGTTGTATCTCTTTATTTGAGATTCTTTTAAATGGAAAGGTTTACTACACTGAGTACAAGTAGCATTTAAAACAGTTAAACTTTTTTTATACTGACTATAACACTTCAATGAGCAACATTTATAAGTTATTGCTCTTTTTGGGCTTACTCTATGGGCTTTTCCACAGGTCATGCATTTTACATCTTTCATAAAATTAGAAGTTATATTATATTATATTATATATGCAATATATGTATAATATTTATAACTTCCAAATCCTATGGAAGTTATTGTTTTTTAGCGTCAATTACACCAACAGAATTACTTAATGATAAATCATACTTACTTATAGAAGAACGTGGAAATATAAGTCCTACCATTCCTTCAGGAATCTCTACAGCAATTCCTGTATAACATATAAGTTTATTTTGTACTTCATCTAATATAACTTCTGTAGCTACAAGATCTGCACCTGCATCACCTGGTTTACCAAACCTAGGTGTAATAGCATTACTAACTAATTTTTTAAATTGAATTTTCATTTTCTATTTCGTTTATTTCGTTTACAACTTCATTAATGTTATCTAAAATATCATGTCGAATCTTATCAAAGAATTCATCATTATCTTTTAGCAATGTTACAAAATCATTATAATCATACTTAGTATCATTATAAGTTACTGTCTTACCATACTTACGTAGTATTTCACATGAACTACCGAGGCTTATGAGCTCACCAATACGATCAATACCTTCACCAAATACAATTTCAAAATCAATTGCTTTGAATGGAGCAGCCATCTTATTCTTAATAGCTTTAATCTTAGTGACATTACCGTATGCTTCTGTACCTTCTTTAGCAAGGGTCTTACTAACCTCTATACGTACATCACTATAGAACTTTAATGCATGACCACCTTGAGTTGTTCTAGGATCACCAAACATCATACCAATCTTCTCACGATATTGACTTACGACAATAACACATGTATTGTTTCTAGACAATGCACCTTTTAACTTAGGATATGAGTCACTGTTAAGCTTAGCCTTTCTACCAATAGAACTATCACCAATGTCACCATCTAGAACCTTCTTAGGAATCAATGATGAATCTGAATCTATGATAACAAGATCAACTTCTCCACTCTCAATCATATCAAGAGCAATCTGAAAACCTTCTTCACCATGTGACGGCTGAGCAATTAACATGCTAGAAATATCTACACCTAAAGCACTGAAATAGTTAGGATCAACAGCATGCTCACCATCTATGTATAACACTTTACCACCATCTTTTTGACAGTTAGCAGCAGCATGTCCACAGATAGTAGATTTACCTGAACCCTCCCAACCTACAAGTTCATAAAGTTTCCCTTTAACAAAACCTCCTACACCTAGAGCAATGTGATCAAATGCAATAGATCCTGTAGAAATAAGATCATAATTATTGTGAGGTTTATCTCCTAAAGATAGGATTGTACCCTCTCCATATTTTTTATTGAGTGCATCTAATGCCTCCTGGAATTTGGATTTTCCAGTGTTAACCTCTTGCTTTTTTGCCATTTGATTGATTTTTTATTGTTATATAAAGATACAAAATATTCATTAAAAATAAAATAGCCCAAGTGTAAAACACCTGAGCTATTTGAACTACCTTTCACTTAAACCTAATCTTTCAAATCGTTACAATTTGTAACGGTTTCTGTTGACCCTCTCACCCATTTAGAAGAATAAGGGCAATTTAAACATTTACTGCCGCAACAGGATTTTTGACTTGCTAAGAATTCCTTAGACAATGTCACAAGCTCCACCTCCGCATGCAATGGATTCATTAAAGTTGACTTCATCAGATATTTCTTTAATTTTAGTTATATCAATTTCTTTTAATTTACTTATTAGTGAATTATACTCCTCTTCTGTAATGTCTTGAAAAGGCGCTTGGACGTAAGATCCTCCCCAGTAGGGCAAGACTGACAAACCATTGTAAAATTTACGATTTTCCCACATCCACTCACCTACAGTTTCCCACTCATTTATAATAGTTTCACCTTCGTTACCCATCATATCAAACTTACCATTTCCTATTTTTCTTTGAGAATCTATAGAAATAGTAGCAGATACGTTATGAGTGTTTTCTCCAGTAACATGCCCTGTACCAATCCAATTAGTAGAGAAATGTTTAACTCTCTCTAATGTATCAAGAGCTGTTTCAGTTCTCAAGATAGAACCTTCTGGAGCTTTAACAGGAATACGTACACATACAGTATCTGTAGGACGTAACACATCATCTTCACATAGCTCAGGATGATTCATCATTAAATATACAGCAATGTCTTCGTTCTTATTGAAACGCATTGTACGTAAATAATAATCATTATGCCAAGCATGTATACCTGATGATGTTCCTAACACTAGAGATGTAGTACCTGAAGGTTTGATACAAGTAATACGAGCTGCTTCATTTGTACCAATCTTTTCAGAAATCATTTGATTTACAGCTTTAGCTACTTCAGCAGCAATTGCTAAATCATATTTTAAGATTTCTCCTGAACCAATACCAGTCATACCAATACCTAATAGAGCATCTTTCTGTGTTGTCTTAGCCCAGATAGGACGTAAGTAATGAAAGTTACTAAATCCTGCTTGTAGAGTACCAAAGAAAGAAGCTGCTGCTACACGAGCATTTAAATCTTCTTGGTCTGTTATATCATTTACATTTATCTCGCACAAGTTGCAAAATTGATAAGGTCGTAAAGCAATTTCTACACAAGGATTAGTTCCCCAATCTTTATTATTACTCCAATACAATCCTGGTTCACCTGAACCTGAAGCTTCTACACGTTTCCATAGAGCAAAAAATTCTTCTTTACTCACTTCACCATGAACTAATACAGCAGAATTGTTAGCACGTCCACGTTGTTCATTAGTTTCCCACCAATTACCATACTTAGATGTAATCATAGATTCATCTGTATGATCAAACAAACAGATCATAGCACTTCTACGTATACCTCCAGCCAATACACTATTAGCAATGTGACATAACATATCATGACATTCTATAGAAGATAATTTTTCTCCTAGATGCTTTCTATCAAGAATAGCTTGAACGTGTGTAAGACAAAGCTTAAGAGGCTCTGGTCCTGGTGCTTTACCACCTGCAGTTACTAACCTTGCACCTTTCTCACGAATAGCACGGAAGTCAAACTTAGGCATAAACCCACCTTCTAGATAAGCTTTCATTAACACCTTCACTGCATCAGCCCAACCCATTATAGAATCTTCTACAAGATATGTGCGAGCTTTACCTGGTTTAGTGATAGCTGGTAATTCATTAACATGATGTGTTTGTACTGAATAACCTACACCTGTACCTCCTAACAATAAGAACATTGTTTCAGAGAATGAATGTATACTATCAATTGGTAAGTAACAACAGTTGTAGATACGAGCATTATTTACTTCAGCAGCTGCACCTGCAAACTGTAAAGCCCTCATAGAGGGTAAAACTTTTTTCTCACGAATCATCTTTGCTGTTTCTACAATAGCTTCAGTTAATGCTGGATATTTATTAATCATCATATTTTGATAACGATCAACAATTTCATCCCAAGTTTCTCTTCGTTGTTTACTTGGTATGTATTTTGCATATTTTGAAAATACTGTAATAGAACTCAATGCTTGTAATCCTAAATCCATATATATTGTTGTTTAATTTGTTTAAAAAAAAGAAAGGCCACAAATATAATATTATGGCCTTTCTTAAACAATTATTTTTGAAAATTAACTTTAACTATTTTCCTTATCATTAACTAAATCAGTTAGTTTTGATTCTAACATTTCAATACCTGTTTCTACAGCATCTTTATCAGCTTCTTTTCTCTCTGAATGACTAGTGCCACTCATCTCTCCATTAACTATAGCAGTGAACTGTCCGTATAATCCTAAGTCAGGCATAAAATCTATTACAATTATTATTCTATGTTTATCAAACACATCAAACAATTGTCTAGGATTTGCATCTATCATGGCTGCTATATTTTCCATAGGAAGCCCTTTTTCTCTAGTAAATTCTTTAAAGTTATCTGGTAAACTTTGATCATCTAACGCATTTAACATTGCGTCTAAATAAAAATCATGTATTAAAGATGCAGCTTTTGGATTTGCATCTAGTAGTTCTTTTCCTTTCATACTAATTCTTCTGTTTTAATTTTGTCTAAATTTAATGTTTCTCTTATTGAATCAAATCCATCCCACACTTCCATTTCTTGTGTAAATTTCATATCAATCTTATCTTCCCAATAGCTTCTCAAATCTTCAGATTTATCAAATACTCTATGTTGTAGAGCTGTCTCATCTCTGAAATTTCCTTTTTGTCTTTCCACTTTGATAGTTTTGGGAAATAGATTTTGAAAACCTTTAGATGTTTGTGAGTATAATCCTCTTCTTACTAAATTAAAATCTTTCTTCCATTTCTTATTTAGATTATACACTAATACAACATACCCATCTTCATAATCGTAGTCATCAATAATGTCTTTTTTTAAAGTCATTTGATTTTCTACAAATACTCTAAACTTATCAAGATTGGTAGGTTTAAAAAGAAGATATACAGCATTCTCATGCTGCACATCTTTCCTATCATCATAAATATAACCATTAATAAATCCATTAGCTTTTAATTCAGCTTTGTCAATATTTAATGTTGGTAAAATAAACATTGTAGTTATTGTTACTTTTGTTGCCATTTATTTTTACTGTTTAATGTTTACAACTCCTTTTAACTCATAACGACTCTTAGAAATATCCCACGTGTCTGTTTCTCTAGCCCATTGTAAATCTGATATAATGTTCTTAACACCTGGATAGTTTCTTCCTTTATGTGAGAAACCATTGGATGCATCTTCAAGATCTTCTAAGTTTAATGTATAGATAAGTGGATTCATATAATTTGTAGAATCACATACAATAAATCTAGGATATTCTAAACGATATTCTGGTATTCCAAGATCTTCTAAAATCTTTAATCCAGCAAGCCAATAAACATATGCCTGGATGTAAGCTCTTCTGTAAAGATAATATTCTTCATAGAAATTTT